ATCCTCTGCATGGCGGGCGGGGTAATCGGTTGTGTCCCAACCTGATCTGTCTGACCAAAGCGGGATTACGTTAGGCGGCGCAGTATCGAACCTGGTTGCACGGGCATATAGCAGGTAATCAGACGACACCGCCGGGGTGTCCAGCCCATAAACCAACGCCTGAATATTTTCCATGCGGGTGGTATAGTCCGCTTTCGCAGGGTCGTATGACCCGATACGCCAACCGACGACGGAATGGGTTACATCGCTGATTGTGACCGAGTATTGCTCTATGTATCCCGGATATTCTGCGCTAATCGCCGCCTGCTGTTCGGCAGTAAAACTTCCTCCTGCCCCTGGATGGGCAATGTAATTCCAGGTGACAGTTCCGGCAGTTTCATCCTGTGTTCCCAATCTCGGCCAGCGGTTTAGCGCAGTCCCGTCGTTGCTGTGGCCATAATCTGACCAATGATTTACGCCATCGGGATTGATCCTGACAAATTTTGCGCCGATAGCAATTGCGCCGGATGGGATAGTATAAGCCGGGCTGAATAGATAATCTTGACCAGTATAACGCCCAGATACGATCTGTATATCAGCAGTCAGGCTCTCCCAATGCCATGTTGCTGTACCGCTGGTTATTGTGGCAACCGATCCGGCAATATAATCATTATGCGAATATAACGGCAATGCCGATCCACCAAACGCAACCGCATAATTATTACCACCAACGCCGTAAATGTAGCTGTTCCAGGTCTCGGTTGTGCCCTCGACATATAACGCCATTGCAGTACCGGCAGCCGTACCCTCGATTACCAAATTGCAATCGTAAATTGTATTGTTGCCCTCTGTGTGTACGGCAATAGTGTCTGCTGTCCCCGCTGTTCGGTGCACGGTCAAATTTGCCAGGCTCGCTGCAAGTCCCAAAAATATCTCGCCCTGGATTTGCGAGTAATCCCGATCCCGCCCGGCAACCGTTACCGTGCCTGGCACAGTAGCATTAGACATAATATCTGTATTAGCAGGCAATAATATTAAATCGCCGCCGCTCGCAGAATTCAGCGCGGAGGTCAACCCTACGCTGGTTGCGTCATATTCGGCAAGTACGGTTTCCGCGCTATCCAGACGCCAGATTTTGTTCGGGTTTGCGCCCACGCCGCCGCCCGCCAGGGAGATGCTCTGCAATATGAGCGGGCGCAGGCGTTTTGCTAATGTGGTCAGGTCGTTGTGATATGGATAGCTCATCCGTCCCTCACTACCGGGAAATGCCAGGGGTCAAGGTAGCCGCGTGGCGTGATGACTAACCGATCCTCTGAAGCGATGTACTCGCTTTCCTCAATAAAAAATCTATTCGCGCTGTTGACGGTGGTTATGTCCACGCTCGGCGGGATCACATCGTAAATCTCAGCCCATACACCAACCGGGCATTTGTAGGCTGGTACGGCGACGCCCGTTTTGTCAAATATCTTGCCCGCGCTGGAGACCAGGTAAGCGTCGTAAACGTCCGGCTCTTCGTAGATGCGGGCGATCATTTGCGGTGTGATCGTTACCAGCATCCGCTTATTATTACTCGTGCCCATTTCCAGCAGTTGCAGGCATTCGTAAAGCGCGGTTGCGTCGCCGTCCCGATATTCGCTGATGGTGATCCCGCTGTCTGTCTCCCGTTCGACGTCCTCAAAAAACTGGTTGCGATTTTCGATTATCGTCTGCACCTGCGTTGCGGTATCCACCGCCGCCGTGCCCGCGTTATTGTATAACCGCCATGACATCGTACTCCACCAGCCACGCCCGATTATTTTCGCCTGGCTGTTTTTAGATGTGGCCGGGCGGATGCTAACCTGGGGGTATTGCTCTTGCTCTAATTTCATAGCCAAAGCAGCTGTGGCGTGCGTCTCTGTTGCGCCGTCTTTAGTCCAAAGCAGCTCCACCGTGCCATACTCGTATTGCGAGATAGTCCCGTCCAGCGGGCCGTAGGTTTGCCTGGAGCTGAATATCGCCGTACCGGATAGGTCATACTCGGTGTATGCCAGCCACAGGCGGTTGTGCATACTGTCAATGTTGATCCCCACCTGTACCCGGTCATCTGAGTTTTGCTGGTTGATTGCATCCTGCGTCAGTACCTGAGCCGTAACCTCGCCGACGTATCCCCACCAGACTATATCGCCATTGTCCGCGTAAATCTCCAGCGGGGAGCGGATTTTACTGATCAGCTCCCATAACACCATATCTGGGCCGGTTGCAGTGATCGTGGCGGTTTTAGGCCCTCCGAATGCATGATGCGAGTACCGGTCTACCTCGAAATGCAACGGCAGATCGTAGACGTTGCTGCTCGCACTCTTGCGATCCCGCATCACCACTTTCACAGTGTGCGTCTCCTGGGTCGGTAATAAAGTTTTACAGTCATAGATAGTAAATGGTAATAAAACGCTGCAAGGCGCGGGTTCCACAGAAAGATCAATCGCTGATCTTTGTTAGGTTGCAGCATAATCGGCGAACCGTATTGCTTACCAGGTACTATCTTATTACTACCCGAACCATTATCTTTATAAAATATCCCGTTTATCCCGTCATCCACGATGCGATTATTGTATTCCAGGTGCATGTGACTATATTTACGGTATCCATCTACGGGTAATAGTTGCCAGAAATCCATATCCATCGTGTCGTCAAACGTGGATACCGCATAGCCATACATGCGCAGGGTGATTGTGCCAAGGTTGCTCTCTCCCTGCAACCATGGCGGCATTTGGAAGGTCAATAAATCCTCTGTGCCGTGAATAAAACTGGTTGAGTTTGGCGTCGGCGTGATAATCCCGCTATCGTAATAATTTGCGCCGGTGTCTATCGCCGCCAGGACAAATTTAAGGCGTAGATTACCAAGTATATCCCCTGGCGACCGTAGCATCAATTTGTAATACGCGCCTTGCGCCTGGGATATAAATGTGCTGTCAAAATCGTAGCGGGCAAACTCTAACTGTGAATCAACTGTGTATCCTGAAAAATCTATACGTATTACCGTACCGCCTGAATATCCCGCGCTGGTCAGCGTTCCGCCCCCGCCTGCCGTGCCGACATTGATATAATCGTAATTCTCCGCCTCCCAATGATGATTGTTGAACGGCGAGTGCCAGCTATGCCCGATCCAGATCGTGTGTATGTATGCATTGGTTGTCGTGCCGCCGGTATCTGTATTGGTCAACTCAAGTCGGGTGTTGCCTGGCATATCTCCGGCAATGGCCGTGCCGGGTATATCGACATAGTTATAGATCGTGCCCCCATCACCAAGATTTGAATTGTAGATCGTCAGCGCAGACAGGGTAGCCGTGCCGTTAGGATTGGTCAGCGGTATCTGCGCCTCAGGCCCTTCCCACCAGTTTACCCGCTCGATAAAGATGTCGCCAAACTGAGTATTTCCCGTCCAGTATGGGTATTTTAGCGCGTTGGCGTCTAATTCGGCATGCGCCGCTTTTATCTCCGATCTCCACACCGTACCGCCGGAGGCGTTCTGCCATTCCAGATATACACGATCCCATGTGCGATCCTGCTGGTAATCGTTCGCCTGTTTCAGCAGCCGCTGGAGGGTTGACATTTCCTCAAGGTTGGCGGTAGATGATCCATCCTGTATCCTGATATTGATTGTCTCGGATACCGTAGGATCATTATATTTACCGGTGCGTGGGTGGTATTCGCGCACGTCAAACGGGTCAGATGTCAGCGTAACCGTACCGGTACTGTTATCGGTGATCCTCAAAACATAGTCCATCGTGCTCATGTTAGTAACCTGTATTTGACCACTTCTGCGACCCTCTGCGCCATGACCTCAACATCGATCTGATCTGTTACATTCTCAATCACCAGTTGCACAGTCAGGTTATTACTCCCGGCGGTATTGACCGGCGGAATTTCGGTCGAGATTGGGCCTCCGCCGGTTGGCAATGTTGGAATGGTGATACCGAGTTTCTCAGCCGCTTTTGCGATCTGTTCCTGCAGGGCGCGGGTGGTTGCCTCAATAACACTTAGCGGGTCGGTAAAATCTATGCCCTCAAAGATTTTTGCAGCATTTAGCCCATTCTGCTCAATCAAATCAAGTAACCGTACCTGGCTTTCCAGGAATGCCAATCGCTGCTGTTCACGCTCCAGGGCGAGTATCTTTTCCTGCGCCTCGGCCACACGCTCGGCGGCTTCTGCCCGCATTTGTTCCAACTCAGCCGACCGGTCAAGTGCGCCGATGTCGATAAATCCCGGTCCCATCAGTTTGTCAATGGCTTCGATCTGTTCCTGGAGCGGGTCGATCAGCAGGGTGCGCAGCGAACTCGCGGCTGTACTCCCGATCTGCGAGTATGCCTGTGCCAGTTGTAAAGCCATGCGTCCGGGGTCGAGTTTCTTAATCTCATTTTCGAGTGATGGGAGTTGGGCAAATCCTCCGCCTCCGCCTCCGCTGATGGGTGTTGGGGCGCCCGCCCCGGGTGGGACAAATCCCGGGGCGAACCTTACCTCAGGGTTTTGCTCCAAAAACGATGTGGTTACAACGATGTTGACCGGGTATACGCCCACCAGGCTATCCAGATACGATTTAAGCCGGAGCGTCTCGGCCTGCACGTCTTTGATGCTGCCGTCCGCCAGCCCCGCGAATACCTGATCCATGTGGGTTACTGCCAGAACGGTTGTCTGGTCAATCAGCCCCCACGCCTGCGCCATGTTGAAGACCATCGACCGGGCGGCGTTTGCGGTGGCAATATCCAGCGTGCCAGTGGTCTCCAGCGTGGCAATGCGCTGTAACGCCAGGTCAACCAATATGCGTCGGGTCGCCTCGGCGTGTGCGTCTGCCTGCGCGGTATACTCGCCGCGTAACGTTGCAAGGTCGTTGCGGAGTGCCACTAGTTGCGATTGCTGTTCTGGCGATAAAAATGGCAATGACGACAGGCGGTCGATCTCGTTCTGGATGCCTTGCATCTCAAAGGCGATTTCCTGAGCCGCCAATTTGAACGCTTCTTTTTCTTCTTCCAACCGGCCGGCCAGGCCGAGCTCTAATACGCCCAAGTCTACGCTCTCGGCCAACTCTCTTTGAGCGGCGGCAATTAATCCCATACCCTGATAGTACGCTATTTGCGTTGCAAGTGCCGCATCCTGCGCCGCTGTCTGTTCTGCGACAACCCGTGTATAAGCTGCCTGAGCCATTGCGGCGCGTCGATATGTCGGCCCACCCTCCTCAGTAGCCCGATTAGCATCGCCAAACGCCCGCAGATATAACGTCAGAAACGTGATCAGCGGTTCTATCGCAGGCAGGAAGCTGCGTTTTAGCTCATCTCCCGCGTTGGCAACGGCGGCTTCAAATTGCATAAAACTGCCAGCGGATGTATCCGCAATCCCACCAACTCGCCGGATTTGATCCTCGGCCTGTTGTAAAAACGCCTCCGTAAACGCCTCGTTTGTGCTTAACCCTTGAGCTTCGAGGGCTTCTAGTCGCTCCTTGAACCCATCGACGGATACGCCTAACGCGTCAAAGCGCATAGTGGTTTGATTAGTCAGCGTCAAGACCAGTTGGTTCATATTCATGCCCAACTGTGCGGCAACATTTGTTAGGCGTACCGCCTGGTCATGTGTTTTTACTAACCCAAGCGCCATCAAATCGCCTGCGCTGGCCATTAGTTGAGCGTCAGATAACAGTCCCCGGGTTGCCTTGCGCAAGTCTTTTTCCAGGGCGTCGCCAGTTGTACCGATTGAGCTTGCCAAACGATTAAAGCGCAACTCTGCATACTCAAGTTGTGCCCCCTGTTTCGCAAAATCAAACGCTGTTTTTGCTACAATCCCAAAGCCAACTACACCCGTGGTTAATAATGCTATCTTAGGTAATAATCCTTGTAGGCGCGTGCCAAGGGATTGCGTGCTTTTGACCGCTACTAACTGCTCATTTGCAAACGTCCGAAACGCACGCCCCGCCTCGCGGGTGGTTAATTCTCCCCGTTGTACTGCCTGCGTTAACTCTCGTGATCTGCGGGCTAATGCATCAGACGCCCGCCCTGCGGCTAACTGTTCCTCTGAAAATATACCAGTAGCGGAGGCGATACGCTCGATCTGCCCCGTGCCCAATCCGGCCTTGTCAGCGGCGCGTAAAAGCTCGCCCCCGAAATCCTGGAGCGTTATTGTCCCCCGGCTTATCCCACCGATAAACGCATCATTGAATTGTGTATTAAAACGGCGCAGGTCGCTTGCGGTGTTGGTCAGCCCGGCTTTGGTGCGTGATAATCCACGCTCCAGCCCGCTGGTATCTGCGCCGATGCGTGCATATAGACTGGCAATTTCCTGCGCCATTTACCGCCTCTTTCCGCGATTTATCTTTTCCCGCTCGTGCTCAATCCATTTCGATTTCCCATCCTCTACATTGAGATACTCGAATAGGTCGGCGGCGGTCAGGCTGTCGATGTAATCCAGCGTCCACCCAAATTGCTCTGCCATGCGCCAGCGGAGCATTTGCACGGGCGGCGATGTCCCGTCAAACATCGCCAAAAATACCTCCCGTGCTAATCGTCCTCTTTTGGGTCCGATACCGGCGTGGTGATTGCCTTTAGAAATGCCTTGCTCAACCGTTTGTAGTCGATCATGTTCATGTCCATGATCGCCCCCTCTTCCAGACCGGCCACGCGTTCGAGTATCTGATCCTCTTTTTCGCGCGGCTGGTCTGGGTCGAGTAGGCTGCGCCATTCGCGCACGGTGAGCCTGGTCAAGTCAAAGGTGATTTCCCGGCCATTACTCAGCGTTATATCAGCCATTAAAACGTCCCGCTGGTATATTCAGCATTCTGGCGGATTTTAGCCGTGAAAATGGTCACGTCGTTATATGGAGAACTCCACGACGGCCCTTCTGCAAGTCCAGGGATGGTGTATTTCTGCTTGCCTGCCACCGCCCCCTCTGGCCCGTAAATCAGCGACCCGGAAACGTTTTTGGCAAAGGCAGCCTCGTAAACCGTGCCCTGACCAGTTTGCGCCACGATGGGGATTTCAATCGTCTGTCCACGCCCGATCGCGCCAAGTAGATACTCAAACGTATCTCGCCCGGCGGTGGCGTCAATAAACTCCAACGAGTTGTCCCAGTTAAACTCACGGCTGCGTAAATGCAGCGTAACCGTGCCGCCTGAGTACACCCATTCAAGGTGCTGTGCGCTACCTGCGTATGCATTAGCTGGCATAATAAATCTCCTTAGTTACTCGATAAATCGAAACCGATAAAGTCCGCCGGCGGAGTACACCTGTTTTCCGCCTGGCAGATTTTCCACCAACCCAATATCCTGTATGCCCGTTGCCCAAAAATTAGTCCACCCGGCGGCCGTGACCGATCCATCGTGTAGCAGGTCGTCAATCGCATCCGCAATTGACCCCGCCGCAGAATGGCTTTCGGCGTATCCCCGGACGTACATCACGATGTTTTTCATTCGCAAACTGATCTGGTTCTCGTCTCCACCTCCCTGAAAACTCCAGACGACGTACGGCAACGCCGTATCATTTGGGGCTTGCAGATAATAGATAGCCGTTCCGCCAAGTAAGTTCGTCAACGTCGTTCCGGCGGACAGTTTGTTATATATGGCGGTGTTCAGCTCATTGAACATACTCATCTAAACAACTCCCGCCACATCGAAAGGAATTTAGAGCGCACCTTTTCGACGGCGGGCACCATAAACGGGTGCGCAGCCATTTTGTAAGTACCTAATTCCTGATATATGCCATACTCGACGCCATCGGCAATCTGCCTGGTCAAACGTTCCGCTTGTGGCTCAACATGGATACTCGCGCGTAATGCGCCAGTATCAACCGGTGCAAATGTTTTTGCGTCTGCCTGGATCTGGAACGCAGTTGCGCTAATAAGCCGCTCGGCCCGCGCTTCCAACTCTCCGCTGATCCGGTCAAGCTCCCTGGTATTCAGTTCAATTCCCGCAACCTGTCTCGGCATTAGATTTTCTCAACTCTTACACGCTTGACAATCGGCCACGATTTACCGGTATCCTCACCCAGTACCGCATAGGTGTTGCCGCCATGCTCAACCCTATTAGCGGCTGATATGGTGGTGTTCCAGGGTAATGATAATACCCACCCGCTATAAGTCTGGATTGCCGCGCCGTCTACCTGTTCCCATTTGCGCTCGTTATCCAGCCTGCAAGATACACTAGCGGTTGCCGTACCCCATGCCTGAGTAACGCCACCCATGCCGTCATTGGTATTTGTGACGGACAGGATATTGCACGTATCTATCAGCAGGTCGGCAACGTCCGCCCGCATTTGGGTTAAATCAGCGTCAGTTAATGCGCTCGTCATCTCTCACCATCGTTACAGATCGAACCGTCGCTTTTGCCTTGGTACGAAAATGTGCAGCCATTTTCAGGCATTGTTCGTAAATCTTACCCTTATTCACGCGGTGGTTATCGGTCGAAAAGTCAAACATAGTCCCGTAATGCGCTGCCTTCTGTTCCCACACGTCAGCGGCTGCCGCGAATAAATCATAGCTCCGGGCGGTAACGTAAAATGCTGATCCGCCGGTGTCGGTGGGAAAATTGACATAACCGCGCCGGTAATCCACGCTGTAATTAGCTGTGCCGACGTCCTCACCTGTGCCGTGTTCAATGAAAAAAATCGCCGTGCCGCCGTCCGTCTGCTCAAGGTCAGTATGCCCGACGTAATAATCGTGCCAGGTTACAGTCCCGCCTGCGCCGGTGCGAGATACGCTGGTCATCAGCTCGCTGTATAAATCCGTGCGGTAACGGTCTAATACGATCTGCAAATGGTCATCTGACCAGTAGGTAGCCGTCCCGATTGTGTAATCAGCAGTCCCGGCATTCGCCATGCCACGCAGGTCACTGATAATATCTGCCATTGTTGATCTAGCCATTTTGCGCCAGCCTCTCAACTAACGTCATTGCTGCACCGATTGCCTGGTGCATATCGTAATACTGATACGCACCTAACCGCCCGCCAACGTGTAACCAGGGAGCGAGTTTGAGCCGCTCCACATATTGCCGGTATAGCCGCCGGTTTTCCTCAGTCGGCACAGGGTAGTAAGGCTCATTCGATCCGTCGTATCCTTGCGGGTATTCGTAGGTTATCGGCCCGACCCCGCCTGTCCGCCTGTGCCCGAAGTATTTCCAGTCCATAATCCGGGTATACTCCACGTCCATATCCGGGTAATTCATGGTGGCGCACCCGATAATATCTTCCTGCGCCTCAAACATCACGTGTTTCAAACTCCGATACTCCAGCATCCCCAAATCGTAACCGTAATATCTGTCAATCTGCCCGGAGTAGATAACCTGTGCTGCTTTCCTGTTCCAGTATAGGTCGTCATCCAGGTAATCGGTCTCAAGCTCCACGTCCACCCCATCCAGCAGATTGGCAATAAACTCGGTATATCCTCTGGCGGGCATTGCCTGGTAACGGTCTCCATAATATCGGTCATCCCAATTGTCCCTGATCGGTATCCGTCTGGTCACGCTCTCCGGTATCTCGCTATAGGGTCTACCCCATTGTTTAACTGAGTAGCCCACGAAAAACTTATTGCGGATCAGTTCCAGCGCCAAGGGGTCGTCTCTGCTCACGCCCAACTGCTGGAGCGTCATCAGGTTGGGGGGTAGGGAGTACACCCGCCCGTTTGAGTATGCTTTCACCCGGTGTTCGTAGGGTATCCACTCGCTGTATTTGTTAACGAACCGCCATATCCGCTCATTGTTGGTGTGGAAAATATGCCCGCCGTAACGATTGACATATACCCCGTCGATAAGCTCGTCAAAGCAATTCCCGCCAATGTGGTCTCTGCGTTCGATGACCAAACACCGCTTTCCGCTATCGGTGAGTAATCTTGCGGTTGTCGCTCCGAATAATCCTGCCCCGACAATGAGATAGTCATAGGTCATAAAAAATGCCTGAAAGCGGCAAGTTTCCCGTCTGCATAAATCCCGTCCGGTCTACGCTCCATGCCCGGCTTTAGCCCAAAGTGACCGTGCGCGTGCAGTGACCAGGGGGCAATTTTCACATCCAGCCCCAGGGCGGCGATGTGGTAGCTGATCAACCATTGCTGGCGCGCCTGGTGTCCAAAATAGTGGTGCATATCCGGCCAATCCCGCATATATGCGGCGTATAACTCTTTCCACGTCTGGCGGGTCATGGCGATAAATCCAACATTATAAATCGGCCATTTGCGGAGGTCGTGCCCGAAGTCATTGAAAAGCTGCTCCCAGCTTACCCGCATATTGAGCCGGGTTGCCTCATGTTCCAGGGTCTCGTGCGCTCCGCCGTTCCAGCTTGTAACCACCTGTCCATGATCCAGATCGAGTAATTCCCGCTCGCTATCGTCTAATGGCCTCTGCATCACAAAATCTCCGTCCGTGTAAACCAGCACATCGTCTGCCTTGCCCTTGATTACATGCAAAAATGAACCGTGCTGGATACACTCGGTTTCACGCGGAGCGCCGTCGTTTTGCTCACGCGTCAGGATGTGGCACTTTGCGAATGCGTTAGCAGGCATAAAGCCAACGCCGACCAGATGCACCGGGAAGTCGGCATGTACAGCAAGGCTGTCCAGGTAGCCGGTCATGCGCCCGTAGTAGCCTAAGTTAGAACCGGTGACTAACTGCATTTCGTGATCACTCCAATTCCGCGGGTCTTTTGTCCTTCCGCGCTTGTTAGTTCGATGTCACCATCCCGCTTGATTTCGTGCCAGTACTTGTAAACTTCGATTGCGCTGTCCGTTGCGTCTGGCAAGATGTCGTGCATGGCGATAACGCCGCCCGGTCTAACCAGCGCGCCGTAATACTCATAATCTTCCTGCACGCCCTGGTAAGCGTGGTCGCCGTCAATGAAAAGAAAGTCAACCACAGGCATTGCCGCCGCAATCATGCTTTTGGTTATGTCGGAATGAGAGTTACCCAGCACGACCTGTATTTCTGCCTGTGCGCCGCTGGCGTACTTCCAGATACCCAGATAATCGACCGGCTCGGTAGCGCCCCACTTGCCGACCGGCAAATCAACGCCGATGATAAGCGCTCCGGGTGCGGCGTACTTTATCCATTGCAAGAATGTACCGCCGCGCCGTACTCCAATTTCCAGGACGCGCAGCGGGGCTAACTCGGTGTAGATATTCAGCAGGGCGCTGAATTCGCTCAGGTATTGATCTGGCTGTTCTATCATCCCGCTATCGGTGTACATTTCTGTCACGGCGGACAATCTCCTCAAACACTTCCCGGTTGCGCTCGGAGTTGTCATAGGCTCCGGGCGTGCGCTTGCTGGTGTAATTGCTCAGATGACGCAGGGGCAGGTTGATAACCTTTAGCGATAAACCTGCCCGCGTAGCCCGCCAGCACAATTCGTTGTCCTCATAATATAGGCCGGGGAAATCAATATCGTTCCAGCCTCCGATACGGGCGAAGTTAACCAGATGTCCGGCGATGCACCATCCCTCAAGATAGGGGATATGCACCCCATCCACATATCCGTTACCCATGCTCGGCCCGTATAACGCACCCGGTTTTACGATTGCCCGCACCGCATCAATCCAGTTGGGGTTGCCTGCGATGTCGCTGTTTAGAAACACAACTATATCGCCGATCGCCGTATCCAGTCCCTGATTATTTGCCCTGGCATATTTGACGTTGGTCTCGTTGCGTAGGTATTTACCATTGGGGTGGAGCGTGAGCATATCTACCAGCGCGCTGGCGGTCTTCTCATTACTGGCGTTATCAATGATGATTAGCTCGTCTGCCTTCTGCGTTGCATCCCGATAGTCTGGGATTAGCTCAGGGCAGTTATGCCAGGGGGTGATGAT